AAAAATTTATATACTCCAATTATATTATTGGGATTTCATAACTTTACGCCTAACACACTGTTAGGCTACTCTCATTATAAGGAATAATTCTTATGGATGAAAATTACAATAAGAAAGTAAAGGTTAGAACACCTTTTAATCTTTCTTTACTTAATCTAGATTCTGGAAATATTTATAAACAATTAGGCAAAGTTACTTCTGGTAATATGTTCGATGGTGCTAACTATAACTTGCACCCAGAAGGTCTTTGGTCTAATGAAATCTTTGGGCCTGTAGGCGACCCATTGCGTTTAAAGAAACAAGCCTATATGGATTTAAACGTAGAAATTCTACATCCTTTAGTTTATCGTGAATTGATTTCAGCAAATAAATTACTTGACGAAATTATGGCAGGTACTGCATTCGCTGTATTTGATGAAGAGACGAAACAGTTTGTTCGTTCTAATGCAATTGATGGTGAAACTGGTTATGATTTCTTTTTTAGAAATTTTGATAAGTATCAATTACCAGATACTGGTTCACCTAAAAGACGTGAGACTATTAAATTAATTGAAAAGAATAAAGACATTCTAAAGATTAATAAGTTTATTATTCTACAAGCTGGTTATCGTGATGTAGAATTTAAAGATGGTCAGATTTCCCATGATGAAGTAAACCAAATTTATCGTGAGTTATTATCTCTAGCTTCTTCTATCGGTAGTACTTCGCATAAATCAAACATGGCTTTATTAAATAATACACGTTATGCTATTCAGAAGACTGCTTTAAAATTATTCATGTACTTAGGTGAAATTACAGGTCATGGTAAGAAGAAATTAATTCAAGGTAAATGGGCTTCACGTAACGTATTCCAAACTACTCGTAACGTGATTACAGCACCTAAAGCATCTGGTCGTTTTGCACAAGATAAAGATAACCAAGGCTACAATAATATTGTCGTTGGTTTATATCAACAGCTTGTATCTTGTCTACCATTTGCAATTCGTGGTATTAAGAATAGTTTCTTAAAAGATAAGTTTTCAGACCCTTTGCATCCAGTTAAATTGGTTAATAAGAAAACACTAAAAGAAGAAGATGTTTATCTTAATCAAGATTGGTTTGATGTATTCCAATCTGATGAAGGTATTCGTAAACTTATTCATCGTTTTAAACCAGATGCTGTTAGGCATAAAGCCATTGAAGTAGATGGTTACTATCTTGCTTTAATTTATAAAGGCCCTGACAATACTTTCAAAATCATGAATAGTATTACAGAATTACCACCTGATAGAAGTAAGGAAGATGTACACCCATTGACATTTATTGAATTACTTTATATTTGTACTTATCATGAAATCAATGATACTCCAGGATTTGCTACACGTTATCCTATTACAGGTATTGGTAGTAATGTTCCTGGCAATACAATTGTCATGACAACTACTAAGACAGAAAAACGTAAGATGTTAAATGATAACTGGGAGATTGATGAATCTAAACCAGAGTTTTTAAAATTCCCTGTATACGGAATGGATAGTTTTAATTCCATGAGTCCGCCAGTGACAGCGTATAAAGGGATGGGTGCGGATAAATGACCATAAAAAATAGCAATTTATGGACATTTAGTACTAACCACCTATTTATGAATTATGTTCAAGTTTTTGAATAACTTTATAAATAGGTAATTAAAATGTTAAGAAGACACAATGATAAAACCGATGATATCTTTCTGGAAACAGATAAAGACTATTACACAGTAAATATTCAAGGTGATATTTTCCATGTAGAAAAATCAGTACCACCATCTGTTAAGCAAGTATTGCCTTTTGAAAAAGAAGGTGAATTCTTTGTAAATATTAAAGACAAAGAAGTAAGAATTGCTAATATTGTTAATTTTGTATTTAAGAATACTAATCCTGATTTCTTTTGGGAAATAATGGATTGGGATATAATCTATATCGATGGTAATAAAGGTAATCTATATCCATTTAATCTTAGTTGGAATAATACCAATATTAAAGATGATGAAGATGGATTTAGATTAATACCTGGATATACTAGATATAAAATTAATAGAGAAGGTGTGATTAAAAAAATAAACAATGGTAGGATAATATCTAACACTCTTGAAAAATCAAAACGTGTAAAAGCACCTTATGTAAAAAACACCATATATAGGGATTGTGATTTAAAAACAATGAAGTGTGGTAAACATAGACTACTAGCTTATGCTTATTTACCAATGCCTAATAACTACTTTGAATTAGATGTTAGTCACTTAGATTGTAATCCACAGAACAATGACTTATCTAACTTACAGTGGCAAAGTCGTAGAGAAAATAACCTACAGACTGCCAAACAATATCTAACTACATACCAACAACCTGTTTTGTCTTATAACTGCGATACTAAAGAAATTAAAGAATACTTTGGTATTAACGAAATGCAAAGGCAATTAGGTATCGGTAAAGGTGTGGGTGAGATTAGATTATTATCTAGAGGCACTGTTAGATATCCAGATGGTTATGCTTATATGTTAAAAAGTGATTTTAATGGTGAATGGCCTGAAGTTAAATACAATAACAGAAGACCTATTATTAGTTATCCTATTAAAGTTACTTTTAAAAAGACTGGTGAAGTAATAACATACAATGGTCTTAATAATTTAGCAAAAGCACTTGGTACTGGTATAGATAGGTGGCAGTGGCGATTGCGTAGACCACCGTTTAAGTGGGAAGATGAATCTATCATTGTAGAAAAAGATATCGCTAATGGTAAACATATCTGTAATTAACATTTTAATACTGGTATAGTATTTAAATTCGTTGTCCGCTTCTCTTAGAAATAAGAGAATAGCAAACCCCTCTAACTGACGGGAAAACTGTAAAAAGACTAATACACTAACTATAGGTAGTAATACACTATAGGGCTTAATCTAACTAATTAAGGTATAGTAAAAGAGATTAGTCAATACAATAACCCGCAGCGAAGCGCCCTTATTATTAAGGATGAACGTTCAGAGACCAGTCGAAAGACGTAGGACTCAAGTGAGTCCCAAATGGGGGGCAGATACAGTGGCTTTGTAATGAAATACAAAGCCTCTATGTATCCTTCTTAGTAGCTTTATAGTTACTTTGGAGTCTTAGCAAGTAATGTTGAAGATGATGATATGGTCCAGTTTTTAATCCCCAAACTAAACGATGGGGATATGTGTAACATGATTTGTTCATTTACTGAGGAATCTAAAAATGAGATTAAACAGTATAAAAAAGAGAAAAGAGCTTATATTAATAGCGACGGTAGGATTCGTTATCCCTTGGGCTTTGACACGATTAACTTTGTTTGCCATAATCTTGGTACTTTTGAGGAAAGTGTGAAATGAGAATAAACTACAATAACTTTTATCTTAAGTTCGGTAATAGAACTGTAGATAAATTACAAGCACCGAGGATTTTTAATTTATCTAAATTTATCCTCCCAAAACAAAATGCTTTTCATTACTTTGGTAGTACCAGTGATGATGCAGGGCCTAGTAAGACTAACCCTATGTTTGCGGAAACGGTACAACGTATTCCAATTTATTTTTACCAAGATTTAATTACTCGTCTAGGTAACATGAATATACGTGCTTTCATGCCATTGGAAGTTATTCGTAAATACATTAAACAAAACCACAAGTTTATTCCTTGTTACGACTTAAGTAAAGTAAAACCAAATCCCTTAGTACCTGTTATTTTAAACTATGCTATCTGCGATAAAAGATATAAATACTTAGGTAATGAAATTAGGATTCCTTACTATAAGAATACTAATATCATTAATACTTTTATTAAAGGGATGAAAGACATCTACGATGCACATGGTGATTATTATAATCAGTTTATTTTCTTAAATGTACCTGATTTAAAAGACTTGCCAAAAGTATCTGAAATGAAGATGGGTGCGAATGTTGTTACTAACACGTTCTTTACTCGTTTCAATACACTTGAAAAACTTATTATCTTCGAATTGTGGAAATGGTTAGGTTTAAATCGTAATAAGTCTATCTTTAAAAACATTCCTTTAAAAATCTTAGATAAGATTAATATTGTTTTTATT